GAAGGTAGTATGGATTGGCTTTTTGGGAGTCTTGGCAATGAAAATTTCTATATATGTCAGCCGTTATCTTTCCAAAAATCATCGCAGGAAATCGAGAAAGTGAATCCCTTGTACGCTTTTAAGTTAGCTACTGCTTATTTCAGGGGACAGGGTATGGTTCCTGTATTTGAAGATTGTCATTGCAGACTGGTGAAACTATGAGTATAGAAGTGATAAGATACAGGCTTCCGGTTTATTGGGCTTGTGCTCTGATAAACGATGATTATTCAGGACTGTCTGAAGAAGAAATACAGGAAATAGATGCTTTTTTGAGAAATGCAGAAGGTTATGCGGTGGATGTGGACTGGGAAACACAAGGATTCTACCATTGCAATGACGCAGGAACACTTCCTGGAGAGTGTGCAGATTTTATTTTTCATAAAATTTAAACTATGACGACAATTGAATCAATTTTAAGCCGGCTGACCAAGGCGGTAAGTGGCACAGACAAGGAACTTTTTAATGAGCAGGAATTGAACGAGTTTGCAACGTTCTATCTTGACGAATGGGATGAGAAGACAAGCGAGGATGTAGTGGCAGAGTCTTTTGCGGACTACTGGTGGGATACTGACAGGACTTGTAGACGATGCTCCGAGTGTGGCAGACTGATGCGTAAGGGCTACTGTATAGATGCAGGAGCAGCCTATTATTGCAGTGACGAATGCTTGCACACAGATTTTACGGACGAAGAATGGGCAGAAGAATATGAGAGTAATGACCAGAGTTATTATACAGAATGGGAGTAAAATTTTAAATCAAAATTATATGGAAACTACAAACAAACTAACTTATTTAAGTACAAAATTCTTTACAGAAAACAAAGAAGAATACAGAATAACAGTCACAATATCTTTAGATGATGATTGTCATAACAATATGTGTGACTGGAGCGTAACGGCCGATATTAGACAGAAAAATCAATATGGAACGTATGGGGAGTATATGGGAGGCTGCTGCCACGATGAAGTTGCAAAACATTTTCCGGAATTGGCGAAATTCATATCGTTGCATCTTTGTAACCATTATGGTGCTCCTATGTATCCGGTGGAAAATGGCATATATCACGTTAGAAGAAGTGGTATGTCTGTGGCAATGGAGTATTTGCGTATATCAGAACAAGAATGCGTAGAATTATATAAAGCCTCTGAGGATAAGATGTATTTCAAGTATCTGCTTTTCAATCTGGGGATTGTGGATAGATGGAAACGTGAATCAGACGAGCTTCTTGTTGAACTTGAAGACCTGTGTGGCAAGAAATGGGTAAATCCGTATACACCGGAAAAGGAAAGGTTTACTTTGATATTAACGGACGAGGAACGTTTGCTTGTTGAAGAGCGCATTAAAGCCGGGTATTATTCCGCAGAAAATATCGAAAAACGTAGGGAAGAGGTTCATAAGGCAAAGATGTTGAAAAAGCGTGCTGAAATTTGTGAGCGATACGATAAGAAAATCAGACAAGCAGAAGCAGAAAAGAAGATAATGCTCTGTGTGTTTGATTATGGGTTGTCTACCGATAATGTTATATATTATTCTCACACGAACACTTTGTCTTTCAACTGGAACGGTTATGGAGAAAAAATCACACAGGAAGAGTTTGATGATTTTGTGAATAAGGTAGACCGCTCTCAGTTGCCGGAAGACATTAGGTTTGAACTTAAATAAAACATAGGATATGGAAAGATTGAATTTTGAAACATTGTTTCGTATCGTAAGATGGGATTACAACCGCTGCTTTAAGGATGAATCACTGGACAAGGATTTGTTCATGGAAAAATACGGGAAAGTTATGGGGGAACATTATTACAACAAGTTTGTCCATGAGTTTAACGGGAATATCCTGAAGATGATTGGTTACTTCAGAGGTTCCGAAAAAGAAGGGCAAGTCTTCTGCGATATGATAACCGAACGCATTGAAAAATATGAACAAAGAAAACCGTACAACCCTTAGTAACAAGCGGTAATAAAATCTTACAAATTAATTGGTTTGGCTGATAGAAAATTGTTTCTGTCGGCTTTCTTTTTATCAGGAGGTGACATGAATTATGGATAAATATTCACCCCCTAAGTCTTCATTAATACTATTCGATTAAATAACTAAAAACTTACTTATATGAACAACTCTATGGTCGCTCACTTGTGGGCAAACGAAATGAAAGAATTTGCAAATGGTAGTAACTTCTATTTTGAAGGTGAAAGTATTTACTCCTATGGAAGTCATTTTGAGGTTGGAAGAATCGTGCGAAACAAGCGTGGAGAAAAGGCGTATTTGATTAATGACATATATCGTTCCTCTTCCACAAGCAAACATCAATGTTGTGTTCGTGACGCAATACCAACTGGCTCAAAGGTGTTCTCTGTTGGATATAATATGTCAAATACCGGTAACATGGCCTTTGTTACCAGTAGGTTGGAATCCATTAAAGATGCTATTGAAAAACACAAGCGAGCCAGAACTGAATTACCTTATCAGAATGTTTGGGGAGCTTTTAAAAATCTGATGGGTTATATTGAGTTCTTCGATATGGGGACTCCCCAGCGTCTTCTTAAAAAGAGCGCAAACGAATGGCTTGGAACTAACCATGAATTATCACGGAAATCAGATAAAATTAAACGTGAACATGTCCGTGAATTGAAACGTGTTTTCCAGATCTTGTTGAATCATCAAGCACTGGAAGTCCTTGGAACCGTTAATGTGGTTGTGGATGAAGTTTGTGGTGAAGGAACATGGGCTAAATATACGATCAGATGCCAAAGATGGGCAGAAGGTTATGAAAAGAGAGAGGCGATAGCCCTTGAAAAGGCAAGGAAAGAGGAAGAGGCCCGTAACAAAGCATTGGAAGAACGGATACAAATGTGGAAGTCTGGCGAGATTTCCCAGTTGAGTTATTATTGTTGGTTTGAGAATGATCAGCCGAACGTATGGTTGCGTATTAAGAATGGAAAAATCGAAACCAGTAAGGGTATCAAAGTAGAACTAACTGAAGCTGAAAGACTTTGGAGATTGATTAAGGTCTTCCATAATGGCGGTCAGTTCCAGCACGATTTGGCATTGGATGTAACCGGTTACAGATGGGCGTTCAATCGTTATGAAAACGATATGCTGACTGCCGGATGCCACCGGATTGCATATAGTGAGATGGAAAGTATTGCGAAACAACTGGGATGGGCGTAAGTGCTCATCCTTATAAAAAGAAGGATAAAAACCAAATAAATACAAATAAGATCATGGAACAGAATATGACAACAATACCATTTGACTTGGAATTGGCGAAGAGAATCAACAATGGTGAATATAATGGAACAATAGTGACATCCGGCAGAAATTTTAGAGTAGAGTTTGTGTATTATAAAGAAGGGGGAGTGTATCCAATTCTGGGAGTGGTTCATACTGATCACGGTATAATATCGGATTGGTTCTCTTCTAATGGATGTGGCTCTAAAAATTACAGACTTGAACTTATGGTTCCGAAATATATGACATTTAAGGATGGGGATGTGTTAAGTAGTGAAGATGGTAATTGTATCTTTATCTTAAATACACATGGAGAATATCTAACATCTTTGTATGCCTCTTTAGATATAGACGGTGATCTTGATATGGAAGATGGTCTATGTGCTTGGGGGAATCACATAGAAAAATACAGATTTGCCACTGAGTCCGAAAGACAAAAGTTGGTTGACGCATTAAAGGCAAGCAAGGAGCCAAAGGCTAAAATATATCTAAAACGCTTCTTCGGGATTGAAGAAAAGCCGAAATATGAGTTTAAGCCGTTTGACAAAGTGCTGGTAAGAGACGAGGACGATAAAGAATGGCATATCAGCTTGTTTGCAAGGGAAATTGTGGACTATTCTGATGGATTGTCTTATAAGTATGAATGTTCCAATGGAACATTATGGGACTGTTGCATTCCTTTTGAGGGCAATGAATGTCTTTTAGAAACTGCTGAAAATCCAGAAAAATGAAAACGGTAAAGTTATCTGATTTTTCTCCTTATGACAGAAACAAAGGAGGAATACAAGAATTGCATCATAAAATTGAGTCCAAAACACTTCAGTATTGGGGTGGAGGTAGTGGTATTCTGATTGTTATCACTCCGATATATAAGATACGTTTGTGGAGTAAAGAAGTAAATGTTATAAATGATAAACAATAAACAATAAATATGAAAACAAGAACATACGAAGGGGTGCAGCATGGAGACTGGGTAAGATGTGCTTTATGTGGAGTACAAATGCTTCTTCCATGTGGAGCTGACAAATGCCCGGAATGTAGCAGTAACAGCACTTTAATGTGGGTAGATGAAGATAAGCAAGAAATGGATGCTGAACATCTGGATTGTCTTGCCCCAATACGCAAATTGGAGTTGCAAGAATATTTGTCCCCAGATGTTTGGGCAATAGAGCATAGTGAATATTATAAACAATTGATAGGAGAAGATAAATAATATGAAGAAGAAATATAATAAAGAGTACCATTATCAAAATAATAGAGAAATTATGAACGAGGATATTTTAAGCAATATGTTTGGGTGTGATACATATTGTGTATGTGACAGTTCTTCAAATAGGCACTGTTTTATTGGGCCTATTGAATGTAACGGGAAGTTAATAGAAGAGTTTAGGAAGGGAATAATAGTAAAATTGAAATATGTGGAAAAGAGGGTTCTGGATACATTCAAAGAAAATGGGGTTGATCTGGATAACTATACCCACTGTGTTATAGTAAAGCGAAATTTTTATCTTGCCTGATAACAACTTAAAAAATAAGGTAGTTGAATTATGAAAACAGAACTATTCGATATATTTACCCCACAACAATTACAAGCAATTAAAGATGCTATTATCTATGGTGCATGGGGCGATACGAGTCAGGAGTTTTACGGGAAAGATGGTCAGCTTAGTGAAACTCATTACGCATGGGGGTTTTGCACGAATGATATTTATAAAGGTGGTCATTTTAAAAACCGGAGATCTATCTCTGGCATAATGAGTGGAATTTCCAAGAAGATAAAAACAGAGAAACTTAATTTTATCAGTCATTGTTCGGATTGGTGGGGTGATGGAACCGGAGATATGATGTTTATCGCTATGGATGTTATTGATGCAAGAATAGAAGAACTTGAAGAGTGGGCGAGAATTGACTAAATGTAAATTGTGAATTTTGAAACTATGTTTTGAAATATAGAATTTGTTTTGTATTTTTGTGACGCGAAAAAGAGTGACTGATGAGAATATTTACAGAGCAGACTTTAAAAGAATATGCAGAAGCACATCCTGATACAAAAGTTGTTTTGCAGGAATGGATTGCTATAGTTAAGAAAAGTGAATGGACTTGCTTTGCTGATGTGAGAAAAACATTCAATAGCGTAGATAATGTTGGAAATCAGCATTATGTATTCAACATTAAGGGAAACAGTCATAGGCTGATTGTGGTAATAAAATTCACGATAAAGTTTGTATATATTCGTTTTATTGGTACTCATGCTGAATATGATAAGATAATAGATTGTTCTAAAATATAAAGCTATGACAAAGATAGAAACAAAAGATCAATATGATTGGGCTGTAAAAAGGGTAGAAGAACTTTTGCCGTTAGTGACAGATGAAACTCCGCTCAATGATCCCAATAGCATAGAGTTGGAATTACTATCTAATCTCGTTGCTGATTATTCAGAAGAGCATTTCGCATTAGGCGAACCCACACTTATAGATGTACTTAAACTTCGCATGTTTGAAATGGGACTTAATCAAAAGTCACTTGCAAAATTGATTGGTGTTAGCCCTTCCCGTTTGAGTGATTATGTCTCTGGAAAATGCGAGCCAACATTAAAAGTTGCCCGTGAAATAAGTCGTAAACTGAATATTGATGCAAGTATAGTATTAGGGGTATAGTAGTAATATAATTCCTTAACTATACATTATTTTCATTTGAAAGCGTGATTACTTAGGTGGTCACGCTTTTTAATTGACAGGCCATAAAAGAGAAAGCCGGCCTATTAGAATAAGCCGGCTAATCTTCCTTATTTCTGTTCCTTCAGTCTTTGATTAATGATTCTTACGATTCTTGTCTGGAGTTTCATTAAATCTTTGGTGGATTCTTTTTCGAGATCAATATCCAGAGCTTTAATATTGATAGCTGGTGATGGATTTTCTGTATCATTGGAATTGTTCTGGATAGAATTGATAACCGCTCCCAGTTCGTCTAATTGGGATTTAATCTTCTCAATCTTTTTTGAATAGTTAGTTGTACGTGCCATGTTATTGTGTATTTAAATGATGTGGCAAAGATATGATATTTCTTAGTGTAAATATAGAATTTAAACAATAAATTAAACGATATGCCGTATAAAAGTGATAAGATAAAAATAGCCGGCACTTCTTATGACCGCAGGGTTAAACTGACGGATAATGAACGTGAGGAAATAAAATATTTATACAAGACTTCCGTTCATAGCCAAAGAAAGCTGGCAAGTATGTTTAATGTTAGCCGAAGTTTGATAGCAATGGTTCTTAATCCGGAACGATTACAGAGAGCACGTGAGCTTTTTAAGGAAAGGAGAAAGGACGGAAGGTATAATGTATCCAGAAAAGAACGAGCCAGGATAATCCGTGAGCATCGTAGATATAAACGGCAATTATTTGTCGAAGGTAAAATTCAAAACAGCATGAAAAATGAACAAGAAGAGACGAGAGGAAATTTCTGAGATCATTGAACAGCTTGAAGGTTTAATGTCTGAGGTAGAAAGCCTTAAAGATGAAGAAAGTGAAGCTTATGAAAACTTGCCTGAAGGCATACAATTATCGGAAATTGGAGAAAAGATTTCTGAAGCAGCCGGTAATCTGGAGGAAGCCGCAGGTTGTTTTGAAGAGTTAATCGGATATTTAGTAGCAGCGAAAGGAGAAGAGAAAAATGAAGAAGAAAAAACTGACGAATAAGGATTTGGACAAGTATGCGGAAATTTCCAATATTCCGGTAGAGCATCTTGTTTCCCTTAATAATATGGATGCCCTGAATGTTGTCAATATTCATGCTATTTTAATCAAGAATGAATACAAAAAACTTCTTGATGAGAACAAGTATACAGGCAAACAAATCATGGAAGCATTGGGTGAACAATACGGTATTTCAAGATACCATGTGGAGACGATAATTTACGATAAAATCAAGCCTACATCTTGTGTTTGTTCCAAGTGCGGATCGGAAATAAGCAAGTACAAATTTTCCAAGAACAAGGGTGTGTGCGATAAATGTATAGTTGCGGAAATAAATGGTACATTGTAATATAAATAGATTAATTCGATGAAAGAAAATGTTGTTTATGTGGTTTTATTAATAGCTAAACCGCTATTCTTTATTCTACTTGTCATGATCGGTTTGATGAAGGATTGCTGTGATGATACCGACCCACTTGATAGGGGAGACAGCATGGCAAAATACGGTATCGGCTTTCATTCCAGTGTCAACGATTCGATAGGCTGTGGTTTTAGGAAATCGTCCGGTCACTCCTGAACGTCTGGAGGAAATCAAGAGTCGAAAACATATTCAGGAGAATTTCGATAAGATGTCGGAAGATGTATTGAAGCATTTCAATAACAGCCTGTTGTATGTTGATATTTATGATTTTACCAATATTGCCAAGAGATATGTTCTGGACGAAGATCTGGTAATGGATCAGGTGTTTATTAATGGCAAAGAGAAATACGATTTATATGTTGGCGAAAATAAATGGTTCGGTGAAAAAAGTGCTAAGTGGATCAGTATGGGGACTTTGCAGGGGATTCAATGGATCAATCGGGATGATATTAGAAGAGAAGATACCGGAGATAATCGTATATATCGTTATTGGAAATGCACATATTCATTGACCCGTCAATCAAAAACAGATGAACGGTTTAGTCATTTCTCTGAGGATGAACGTATATGGGATTAAATATTTATATGATAGTAAAATAAGTGAAAAAAAATAACAGAAATAATTTGGAGTGAAAGAATTTTAGTTTTACTTTTGCATCATGATTTTAGCATAAAATCAAATATACAAGTTTATTAAGTGATTGTTTTATTTTAGATTTGATATATTTATGATGATGATAAGCAAGTTGTATGACGCAAGAGACAAAACTAAAGTTCTACACTTCTCAGGAAACCGGCAAGCTTGTTAGTTTCGTGAGTGTAACCAAAGCCAATAGATTGAAAGGTGTACGTGAAGATTCGGATTGCAAGAAAAAAATTGTAGTTCTGTCTTCGGATTTGACAGATTCGTTGAAGCCCAATGTACTTTACAATGTTATTTTGACTGAAATGAAAAACAAGAAAGGTTATGTAGTAAAATCGGCTTCTCCTGTTTTATTCGAGGCAGAAATTGACCAATGTATTATACCAAAGGCGGTATACAAGGTATCGGTTAAGTTCGGTAACAAAACAATATTTTTCGATCCGCTGGATGGCAAGAGTGATTCAAGCCGGACTTTGCAGGGTGCATTGAAAGCACTGGAGGTAAGGGAAGATATAGCTAACAAAGAACTGGTTATTACAGATTTTAAAGAAAAAGGATTGGAAACGATTCGTCAAATGGAAGCTGATGGATATTATGTCAAAGCTTGATTTTGAGGTTTAACCAAAACCAGTCCCCTATAAACTATTTGGAAATGGATTATCCTAAAGTTGGCATAGCCACCGATGCCGCTCATTCGATGAAAAACGGAGTGACGGAATATCAGGCTATAGATTTAAGCACAGGAGAGAGATTGTTCTATCAGAATTTAGGCAACCAGACAACCAATATCGGAGAGTTCTTGGGACTTATGGCTGCAATAAAGTATGTGATAGAAAACGATTTCCAGCCCAGAATTATTTATACTGATAGCATAACCGCTATCACGTGGTTCAAAAACAAGAAGACAGCATCCAAAAAGAGATGCCTCGACCTTCAAAAAGCCGAGATATTCTTGAAGGTGATGGACTACGATGTTTCAACGATAGAGGTCAGGCATTGGGATACTGATAGATGGGGTGAGAATCCGGCTGATTTTGGGAATAAGGGGTAATTAACCAAAACCACAATAACATACTCATAAAATTTCATATTATTCTTTTTGAGCCAGCGCGGTTCGTGAGAATATAGCTGGCTTTTAAATCATGGGGTGGTAGCAGTTGGTAGCTCGTCAGGCTCATAACCTGAAGGTCGGCAGTTCGAGTCCGTCCCCCGTAACAAGGTAATACCTTAACTATGCGTTTTTCATTTTTAGTTTAACAACAGTGGATGCTCCAATCGTAGAAGGGAGTTTAAAAATCACTACGAATCCGGATACTCTGACATGCGGTATCAACGAGGACGGAGGGCACAGCAGAAATGGGAAGCGTTTCATTTCGCCAAGTATGTCAAAAGCGTTCTTAGCTCAAATAGGATAGAGCAGGTCTTTCCTAAAGATCAGGTTATCGGTTCGATTCCGGTAGGACGCACATCAAACCACATAGAGTGTTGATAATAGTTGTATAGTTATTAAAATGTGATGAAGACTCTCCGGTCGGTTCGTGAGGATAGACCGGAGAAAACTGGAGAATGGTGTAATGGCAGCACAACAAGTTTTGGTCTTGTTTGTCCGGGTTCGAGTCCCGGTTCTTCATCAACATAACTAAAACCAGAAGTTTTGAATATGAATACAGTTACAAAAGGCGAAGTGATGGCAAACATGAAAGAAGTGGTTTGCCGTACTGAAGAAGTGTTGGGCAAGCCGGTAACTCATGTTTCGGTCAGAATGAAAAACGGATTTACTCTGCATGAGACTACAACCTGTGTCGATCCGGAGAATTACGATGAGAGAATCGGCAGACGTATCTGCCTTCAGCGTATTGAGGAAAAGATTTGGTTCTTGCTGGGATACGCTCTTCAAGACAGATTAGCTTCTGAATCAAAAAGCGAACCTTCGGATAAGAAACAAGACGATGCCAAATCGAATATGGTTTCGATTTCAAAACAGGAATATGAGACTTTGTTGAAGAGAAGTGAGTTTCTGAAGAAGATAGAAGAGGAAGCAGAGAAGAGTTTTCTGGAACATATTATTCATCCTTATGGATTTATAAGCGATGTGTTGCGTGCCGGTAATGGCAAAATCGCTGTTGTTGATCTTTCAAACCTGCTAAAATAAAAGTCAGCCCTATTGAAGTTTTCAAAGGCTTCTTTAGGGCTTTTGTGTATATAGAATTAATTAAATCTTAAAAATCAAAAGAATGAAGTTTAGATCTTTAGTTTTAGGACTATCTGTATTGTCCTTGTGTTCCTGTCACCAGAACCAATCAGGAAACAATATCTCGAACGAAGTGGTAGCGGAAGTAGATGGCGTTGCAATTAAATCCATTGAATTAACCCAAGCAATTTCCCAACAGCTATTTGATGAGCTAAATCGGATTTATGGCATGAAAGATGTTGCGTTGGATTACTTGATTGACAGAAAAATAATTGAACAGGAAGCACAGAAGCATGGTATGACTGCCAGTGAATATCTGGAGAAATATTACATTCAAAAGATTTTAGAATCAGGTGTGGATAGTCTTTTGTCTTTCTATGGTATAACAAGTATTCCAGCCATTAAAGGTACTTCTATGGTAAATATGAACAATACCTCCCATGAAGGCAGAATAATGCAAGAGACAGCCTTAAAATTGAAACTGAAGCAGGAATTGTTGGACTCTTTGAAGGCTGATGTTGAAATCCACAAGTACATTTATCCTCCGGTAAGCTCCAGATTTAACCTGGAAGACTTGCCGATCTATTACAGGGGAAACTTGAAGTCCAAAGTAACAATGGTGGTTGTATCCGATGCTGAGTGTGATAAGTGTGTCCAGTTCCATGACCGGTACAATGAGATATATGAGAAATACAAAGATCGTGTAAGATTCGGTTCAATCGGCTTTTCTGGTTCCGTTACGCTGTCAAGCTTAGCCTTGGATGCAGCCGACAAACAGAATAAATATTGGGAGTTCTCAGATTCGTTGTATACTAAAAACGGATTGGTTGATTCAGTTTCAGTATATAGTGTGGCAAGAACCTTGAATCTGGATATGGAAAAGTTTGACAGGGATTTGCATAGTAAATCAGCACTGGAATTATTGCAAAACGTGAACGATGAGCTTGTAAAGAAAGGATTGTTCGCAACTCCAACAATCATTATCAATGGTCGGTTAATTTTTGATTCCGGCTCGACAAAGGAAATCGCTCATTTATTGGAGAAAGAACTTGCTGAATAAGCGGTTATATAAAGTGTTTTATTAATCAATTTATTAACAATCAAAACTTTAAACAATGAGAAAAATGTTTTTGTTATTGATGTCGGCAACCATGTTGTTGGTTACATCGTGTTCAAAAGACGAGAATTTAACTGAGGAATCTGAAGGTCTTGCCTTGGCACATACCGAAATGACCTATGAGCAAATTCTGAAGGGTTACACACCTGAAGAAATGGCGGCTCCGAAAGATGAAATGACCCCAACTACAACTCCGGAAACCAAAGCAGATCCGGAACTTGCAAAATTGCTTCAGGAAGCATCTGAAAATTCTTATTCCAAAACAAGTACAAGAGCAGGATCTATCAATGGTTTGCTTCCCTATATGGGAGTATTTAAGGTAAAAACCTGTGGAAATTATCCGGAATTGAAGGTTTTTATGGACTGTGAAGATGGAGGAAACACTAATATTAATGGTGCATTAACTGACAGTAGACTTCCGGGCACTTGGTCTGATAAAAACAAAAATATCACAATGACCTTCTGTGTAGTAATGAACGATCAGTCGTATATGATTCCTGTAGGCTATGGAGCACTTTATTTAGTTGGAGGAAACGCTTCTTTAATTCAGGAAAATTGCAAAAGATTAATTACTGAGCAAAGCAGCTTTGTCGATCCTAACGATGTTAAGAATATGCCTCGTATGCAATTTGTCGAAATATGGCATGACAATGAGGATCATAGTAATAAAAATTCCGCAACTCTAAATAATGTTCTTCTTACTGGAAGCTCAAACGAATTAGGGGACAGATATTCACATCTAACTCCAAGACCAACTGCTGTTGGAGAAGGTGTAAAAAACACATTGTTAACTTGGATGTTTCCAGTATACGATCCCATAAAACCGTTTCATCCTGGATTTAGCTATGGCGTGCTTTTTGATAATGGCCCTACAACAAGCTCTATTATAACAATAGGAATTGATGATGAAAATAAAGACAATAAGAACTCTGGATTTGCTGTATCTTGGAGTAGAAGCGGTTCTGGATATGTTAGAAGTCAACATTCATATCCTTATGAGGATTATTACAATGGGATTACTACCAATGCTAATACAACTTATAAGGTAGCTATAATTCAATAA